ATCCAAAGTTAAAATGAATGTACTTTCTTCATATTCCGTGAAGTTAAACTCAAAGTTTTTTATTGTTCTCGAATTCATAAAACAAATCTAAAAATAATTTTTGTAATAATCAATTTTTTTTTGAGCACCAAGAGAATTACGATATCTCGACCTGCGGTTTGGAAAACCGCCGCTCTACCTCTGAGCTATTGGTGCATTTATTTTAGATATAATATTCAAAATTTCTTTTTCATATTGTTTTTTCAATAAAGGTTTAACATCAAATCTAATAATGTTGTGATATTTTTTTATAATATTTTCTCTAGTAATTTCCTTATTACTATTTTTATCATGCCATTGTTCACCGTCTATTTCAACCACTAAATTTATTGATGGGAAATAAAAATCAACATAATATTTCTCAACAGGATATTGAGTAAAAAAATCATAATCTTTAATTAAATTATTACTTGTTAAAAATTCCCTAAAAAATCTTTCAGGATATGTTTCATTTATCTTAGAACATCTCCTATTTGGATGACTTTCAGGATTATTTTTATACCTCTCAATTATCTTACTTCTTATTTTTTCTTTTACTATTTCTGAATTATAAGAACATTTTTTTGAACAATATATATGATGACTTTTTTTAACTTTTTTCCCACAATTTAAACATTCTTTTCTTTCTTTTAAAACACAATTTTTCAAATTTGAGTTTTTAATTTTTTTCTTAGTTTCTTCAGACAAAATTCTTTTTCTGTTATTGAAAGACACTCCGCAGCTTCTACCACAAAATTTCCTATCATCTGAAACATGACTTTCAAAAATTTGATGACAATTTAAACATTCTTTTTTTATTTTAGTTTCTTCTTTAGATTTTTTAAAACCTAATCTTAAACATCTACTTGTTACTGAACGATAAGTGGTATTCAGTATTTCACTAATTTCTTTGTAATTTTTTTTGTTATTCAATAGTTCTAATAACAAATTATCTTTTTCATTGTTCCATTTCATATATTATAAATATATGTAAAAAGAGTAAAAGTTAATAATCGAACTATGTTTTTACTTAAAATTGAGCGGATGGCCGAGTATGATTCGGCAACCCCTACCTTGGCAAGGTAGTGCTCTACCAATTGAGCTACATCCGCAAAAACAAGATGGGTCGTGGACTTGTATACCACTTTTGTCCCCCTTTAATTAAATCACTAACCCTGGGTGTAGGAAAACTCATCTTTAGTGGAGAGTTAGGGAATTGAACCCTACTCACGATGATTGCAAATCATTGTCGCCAGCCTTGGTACATGACCCCCCATTTATTTGTGTTGCGGTAAGTGGGTTCGAACCACTGACCTTGAGATTATGAGACTCACGAGCTACCACCGCTCTATCCCACAATTTGCGGCTCCAACGGGATTCGAACCCGTACCACGCACCGTGACAGGGTGGTATTGTGACCATTCAACCATAGAGCCGTCTTTAATAATACAAATATACAACCAATATGTCAAAGAACCAAATTTTTTAAAACAAAAAACCCATCTTTTTTTAGGAGATGGGTTTTTACATTTTATATGTTAATGTCTACTTTACATAATACCATTTCCTACCGAGTAGCTTAAATCCGCTTCAGTCCCGCCTAAAAGTGTTATTATGTTTAAAGTTTTCACCTGTTTTAACTATTTTAGAATAAATATATCAAAGTTTTGAAAAGTTTCAAGTCCCTCAGATAATTTTTTTATTTTATACCTCTGTCGCAAAGGGGAAACGGGTCACCAACACCTATATACCCGTCCCCCCAAATACAACTTTAATTCATTACATACGCATTACATGCCCAAGTCTTAGCATTTACCGCTTTATATTGGTCTTGATTGTAAAGATTGGTATTTAAAAATGCACTATTGATATCACCAACCTTTACGTTTTTCAATATCTCCTCATCAATCAATATGATGTTTTTACCCTTCATGGCGAAAACCGTTAACCAGTTATTTGACCCCTCAGGTTTGAACTCAATGGTTTGAAGTGCTCCTTTTTTGAATCCGTTGAATACAGACATTACGTCTTTCCAATATTCATTTTCTACTGTTGTGTGAAAACCCGCTTTCACTTTTACAATCGCTCTGAAATTACCAGAACGACCATTGATGAAATTTGCAGTGTGTAATCCCGAGATGTTGATGATGTTTGACATAGTTCGTTTGTTTTAGTAGGACAAATATACTACTTTTTTTTGGATTTCAAAAACTTTTTCCAAATTATTTTTTTGTGTTCACTCGCAACCCGTCTAGCCTCAATCTCAAAAGGATGATTATTATACCCATACTCCTCAAGTAATGACATGTATTTAGTTCTACAAGGTTGTAAAGAATGAGTGTATTCGTGAACAAATGTTTCAATAAATTTACATATGTCCTTGGTGTTTTTATAATAAACCCTTATTTCATTTATACATGGTCTGTATTCACCAAAATTTATAGTATTCTCCTCATCTGTTATTACGATGCTAAGTCCTCTCTTTTTTCTTGAGTTATAACCAAAAACATCCATACAGTATTGCAAAGCAAACTTAATGATTTGGAGTCTTTGTCTTCTTGTTAACTTATTGACAGATGAATTTATCCTCATGATGCAAAGATATATTCTTTTTTTGAATCTGCCAAATTATTGGTGAGAAAAATTTACAAGTCTTAGGAGTCCTATTATTCTCTTCTTTATCCTTCGAGATGGGGAGGGATGGACTTGTAAAATTAGCTGACAGGATGGGACTCGAACCCATGATGGAGTTTTAACTCGTTTGGTTAACAGCCAAATGCTCTCGCCGCTGAGCGACCTGCCAATTTTAGCATAGGTGACAGGATTCGAACCTGTGACATTTCTTTTGGAGAGAAATATGATAAACCACTTCACCACACCTACATTTACTTCCATTGAGTTTTACGATTATACTTCCAAGTTCTAAACATCCTAACCTGATACTTGAATAACCTCTTATTTGGGTTTTTAAACCCTTTTCTATATTTAGGATACTCAACAATACCATCATCCCAATACATAGGATATTCGTAGTTTAAAAGTACTATAAAATACTCTCTGCTGTTTGTTGCTTTGTTCAGTTTTGCTCTGTTTCTGTGTTTTGACATATCTATTGGTTTTAAACCTAATAGAAGTCCTTACTTTTTTTCATAATTTTTAAATTTTAAAAAGTTCTTTTTAAATGTTTTCTTCAAGATTATTGATGATTCTTTCCATGTTGAATGAGGTACCGTTGATAAATAAGCTTGAATCTCATCATCAATTATACTTTTAATATCAACATATCCCATTTTAACCAATTCTTTATTTAAATAGTTATAAGTTTTTGTGGGAATTGTTTTAATAATCTCATTCACTTCCAACTTATATTCAGGATTTGTATAATATAATCCGTGAGCAATTTCGTGGTCCATAACATCGGAACTTAATTTATCAGCACCAATTAAATAGAACTTTTCATTTTTAGAATGTTTATCACAACAAGAAATAATATCTGCCATAACATCATCATATAAATTATTAGTTTTAAAAAAAACTTTCTGACCTTTTTTTAGAACATCGGATGGAATATTATAACCCGCCCAATCTGCAGGATATGTGAACATTCCTGATTTATTTTTCTTAACATATGTCCTCATAAGTTCTTCCAAAGTAAATTCTTTATTTCTAATCTCAGGAAATGGTGACTCATAAAATTCTTGATATCTGCAGAACAACATACCTCTATCATAATCGTTTTTAACAATAACGGCATATATGTGGGGCATAATTTTATTAATTGAACCTGACACCACTTTTGACTTAAAAGATTTTAATTTTTTCATAATTTATTTATTTCTGAAACAAAGATATCTTTTTTTTCTTGATTTACCAAACATTTTTTTTGAGTCCAAAGTTGGGTTCGAACCAACGAATACTTGTTTTGCAGACAAGCCCCTTAAACCACTTGGGTATTTGGACATTTTAGTGACGCAAGTGGGACTCGAACCCACAACGGCATTACGCTCCCTTCGCATTAAAAGTGCGAAGCTCTACCAATTGAGCTATTGCGTCATTTTGTCGTCTCGGATGGACTTGAACCATCGACTTTCATCGTATCAGGATGACACTCTAATCCAACTGAGTTACGAGACGAATTGTAGAGTAGACAGGACTTGAACCTGCAATAATGTCCTTGTCCCAAACAAGGCGACTTACCAATTAGTCTACTACTCTATATATTTTTTGCTGAGAGAAGTGGAATCGAACCACGCCCAACTTAATGGGTTATTGTTTAGCAAACAATCGGGGACACCATTTCCCTCCTTTACTCTCAATTTATCCCGACCTAGCTCGGGAACACACATCGGATGTTTGTAGTCTCCTTGGGATTTGAACCCAAACTTTATCATCCGTAGTGATAGGTGCTTATCCATTACACCAAGAGACCATTCGCGGAAGCGAAGGGAATTGAACCCCCAAAGCTGTTACACCCGACTGTTTTCAAGACAGTTTCCTCGTCCATTCGGACCACTTCCATTGTTGTCGGAGTAGGAGGACTCGAACCTCCGAACTCTAATGAGGGCTGATTTACAGTCAGCTGCAATTGCCACTATGCGATACTCCGATTTTGGGGTGTTGTACGAGATTCGAACTCGTGACCTGATGAACCACAATCATCCGCTCTAAACCAACTGAGCTAACAACACCATATAAACCCCCCATTTACCAGATTATCGGACTGGTTGCCATATTGGGAGTGGGGGATTTCCTGTTTATTCAGGACTCCGTGGTGAGGGTGAGAATCGAACTCACATCACTCGCTCTTCAGACGAGCGCGAACTGACCAACTGCGCTACCTCACCAATTATAATGTAGTCCCCCCATGAATCGAACACGGGACTTATTGTTTGTAAAACAATCACTCTAAACCACTGAGCTAGGGGACCGAATTTATGTAGTGATGGGAGGAATTGAACCTCCGACCTCTTGGATATGAATCAAGGGTTCTTCCACTGAACTACATCACTATCTGTTGTCGGTGATGGGTTCGAACCACCATCATTTCTTCCAAAGAGAAATATCCTGCCATTAGACGAACCGACAATTTATAAATTTTCAAACCAATATGTCAAAGAACTAAAACAAAAAACCCCGAACTTTTTACGGTTCGGGGTTTTTTTTTACAATTATATGTTATTATCTAAATCTCACGATTTTACCGAACCAATAAATAACATACGGGGATACCAACAGTTACTAAACTGCGATTTCACGACTTGGATATTATGTTTATTAATTCGTTTCATTTTATTATATTTTAATAAGTATTACAAAGTTAGTAAAAGTTTCTGTATTTGTCAAATGTTTTTAAAAAAAATATTAATACTTGTTTATTATTTTTTTAATTGTTTCTTCTTCTTCAACTGTCAATCTCAATCTTAGTGATAACAATTTATCACAAAGGATATCCCACTCTAAATCCAAAACATTTTTTTCTATGTTTATATCATGAGGTAATGAACTTTTATTTAAATGACCTTCATCAACTAATATCTCAATTAGTTCTTTGATTTCACGTTTTGAACATGAAGAAACAAAATCGTCAACTTCAACGTCAATTTCAGCATCTTGATTAAATGTTGGCATAGTTTTATAATTTTTGAATTTTAATCATATAATCACTCACTTCAGGTTCTGTTAGATAACCTATAACATCATTAGTTATTGGTGTATCATAATTTAAACCTTCCTTATCTAACACCGCAATCTCATAAAGACCTATTGACCCACCATATGTATGGTCTCCTTGGACAACAGAGATTCCGTATCCATTTTCAAACATTATAATCGCTTGAATTGAACGACCAAATCCGGCACTTTTGAAAGTTAAATCGTCAAATGTTTTCATTTAATGTTATTTTGGATGAACAATCGTCACAAAAATTAGACCCATAACTAACATCATATCCATTTCCAAAGGTTGACATAACACAGTGAGAATCTGAACAATGAGATAGCCCTAATGTGTGTCCGTATTCATGAATTAAAGTTTCTTTAAATGGCGATATTGTACTCACTAATATCGTGTTTCCACCACAAATTCCCATAACACTAGTAATACCATCATCATCCGTCATTTCTCTATCAGTTATGATAATTCTCTTCCGAGATGTACCATAATTTAGTTTTTCAACACTATAATACGGATTAATTTTATCATAGTTCGCATAAAATAAATCTTCAGTATAATCAATACCATCAACTATTTTTGTCGTAACACCAAATTTTTCAGATATTACATGAGATGCTTTTTCTAATGTTGAATTTTTGATAACACCCAAACTCAATATATATACGGTATCATCAACGGGTTTAGTTGTTTCCCACGTTTCTTTTTTCAAGAGACCACTCATGTCTCCATCATTTTTAATACCATATTCTGTAATACCTACGATTACCAAGAATATTAAACCGTAATTTACGATTCTTTTTGCTAGTGTGTCTTTTTCTCCGAAGAGGAATACTTTTAAATTTTTCATGAAGCTAAGTTAATAATAATTTTTGAAATTACAAAATTATTCTTCATTTAAATCTTCTTTCATCCAATCTTCTAAAATTTTGGGATTGTTTTTCCACTCCTTCCAATCATCAAAATTCTGTAATCTTTCCAATGATTTCTCGGTTATTAATAAAAAACTTTCGGGGGCGACCTTATCAAACTTGTGATAATGTGAGTTTTTTATCTTTTTTTTGATAATATCACAAAGTAATTCTTTCATAAGAATGTACAATATTTTAGTAGTCCTATCAAGATTCGAACTTGAATTTTAGCTTTAGAAGAGCCGCGTGTTAATCCATTACACTATAAGACCTTATTTATTTTAGTTGTATTATTATTTGGGCGTTTTCTTAACTTCGTATCTATGACCACTATCAGAGTTTTTTTCAAACAAAACTTTATATTTTTCAGCCTCATCAAAAGTTTCAAACATCCAAACTTCTTCGTGTGAATCAATTAATACCACAGGTATTTCAACCCCATTCGTGTTTTTAATGTGTTTTATAATTATGTACATATCGTAATTTTATAGAAATATAGTAAAAAAAATTGAAATTACAAATAGTATGACCCTCCTTTTTTATTTCTTGGGTTGGGTGATGTATTATCAGTCCTTCTTTTTGGTTTTTGATTACTCAAACGTAAAGAAATATCGGCTAATGACCCCTTTTTAACTTCAAACATATCATTTCTATTCACAGGTATATTTTCACGTATTGGTCTTTTACTCGTGTTAGGATTATAAACTTCTTTTTTATTTATTACGTGATTTAGAAAATCATAATTAATATTAGTAGTATGTTTTTTAACCCTTTCTGTTAGTAATTTTACAATTTCTTTATTTTGTTCAATTTTTATTCTAACTTGTTCATTAAATTCATCATTAGTTTTTTGAACATAAACTTCGTAGTATGAACCTGTAGTTAGTACTGGTAGTGGGCCGAAATGTTTTCTATTTCTACTGATTGAATTGTAACTTGACCTTTTTGATGAACCAATTCCAGTATCTTTTCTTTGTGTTAGACTATTTTTATGAACTCTTCTGAAAAATACCACGTCAGATGTTAAGGCTATTTTACGATTGTTTTTATATAATCTACTCATAAAATCAGTATCGGCTTCACATACCCACCCCTCAAAACCATTCATTGATAAAAAAACATCCTTTTTAATTGAGAAAACACCATCACCAAAATTACTAGTTTTTTTAGTATTTTTTCCCTCTATTTCATATTCATTTTTAAAGTTAAAATACATTAGTCTAACAACATCAAAATCTTTTTGTTTTGATATTATTTCTTCTATCATATTTTCACACATAATATCATCAGAATCAAAAAATAAAATGATATTTGAATTTGCTATTTTGGATAATGTATTTTTGATTATATAAGGACCAGCATGATTTTTAAAATAAAAAACACTAAATCTATTGTCAAATATTTTATATTTTAAATGGGTTAATGTTTCTTCACATGCGTCAATTCCTATTAATACCTCACAATTTATATTTCCGATTGATTTTGTGATTGACTCTAAACATTTATCAATATATTGAACATTTTTGTATGTTGGTATAATAATGCTAAACTCTTTGTCGGTTTCCTCTTTGATTAAACTAAATGAATCAATCAAATATTTTTCATAAAACAAATCATCAACTAAGATTGAGTTTGAGATTACTAATTCTTTTAAAGGTTGTTTTAAATTTCTTTCTATTTTATATTTTTTTTCATTATGATATTTTTTTCGTAATAATGATTTCATTCCTGTTGAAGGTAACAAAGTTAAATTTGTATCATGTCTTCTATATAAAATATTGATTTCTTTTGATAATGATATTTTGTAATTATTTGATTGGATTCTCCAAAAAAACTCACCATCTGATGCACATAACCAAGGTTCAAATCCATTCATTTCTAAAAAAACACTTTTTTTGATTCCAAAAGCACCATAAGAATACGAAAAAGGTTTATTTAAAACCTCTTTTTTTGGTATATCTAATTTATTATTAAATGTAATATATCCAAAACGAAAATAATCATTACCACTTTGTAATGAACTAATCGTAGATTTAACAGTATCGGTTATCATTACATCATCGGAATCAAAAAATATTAAATTATCATATTTTGACAATTTAACCAATGAATTCCTTATGATGTAAGTTCCAACTTTATTTTTAAAAAAATATATTTTAATATTTTTATTTAAATTAGGGTACAGTGAAATTAAATTGTCCATAGTTTTACGACAATTATCAACACCTATCAAAATTTCATAATCATGATTTTCACACGATTCAATAAAAGAATCAATCGCTTCCTTTATATATTTTGTATTGTTATAGGCGGTTGTTATTATAGATATCATATCTAAAAATTTTTTATATTAGTTAAATGTCCCCATTTTTTTTTTAATCTTTTTTTATATTCAATATAGTTTCCCCATTGATATTTAACAGTTCTACATGTGTAACTATGATGTTGTATATTATTTAAAAGTATTCGCCCTTCAGAATCTAAATGACTTTTTCCCCAATTTAGAGGTAAAGAATAAGTTCCTTTATTCATTTTTTCCTTTATACCTATACAATAATCTTCAACACAAAAATGAAAATCGTCAAAAATAATTTCATCAAATTTAAAATCATTATCTTTATTAATCACAAAAAAACAAGGGTCACAAAATTTCAATTCATATTTTGTAGATGCTAATGACCCAATATTTTTATTAAATTCATCTTTTCCTACAATACATAACACCCCAAAATTTGGAGTCTCACTAATACATTTTTCTATTTGTTCTAATAAATTATGTGAGAATGTTATATCCTCATGTGAAAAAATAATATATTTATTAGGTGATTCTTTTTGTACTAAATTAAAAAACTTAGACGGTTTTATATTTGGTTTTGATATTATATCAACGTTATCAATAATATTATCTAAACAAGGTTTTAAATATTTTTCAAAAACATCTTTTTTATATTCTATATATGAAAATGTGAATCTCATTTTAATTTAATGGTTTATCATTTGGGGTTAATTTAGATATCGTGTTATTCCCATGAATACCTAGTTTTACATACCCTCTAGGTATATAGATAATATTTTTTGTAATCCCCTTTAAATGGTCGTGAACACAATCCATGATACCACTATTCACTTTTTTTTGAATTAATGTACTAAACATTGAGCAAACTTTAGAATAATCTCTTCCATGAGTATATTCCTTACCTGTGTCTATAACCAATTTAGTGGGGTGAAAATTTAAAATAAAATCATCATATTTGTTCTTATTCTCATCATAAAGATTATGTATGTATTCAATATAGTTTGGTACCATTATATCGTCACAATCATGTCTTGTTTGTATTGTAATATTATTTTTAACAACAAAATCTTTATAATCTTTTTTTGTGTCTGAAAATGGTATTAAATCAATTTCAATGTCTTTATTAATTTCATTTCTAATTAAATCGTAATGTCTTGGATTAACAATCAAAGCAATTGAAAAGTTTTTATCCGTTTGAGAATTAATTGATGGGATGTAAGTTTTCTTCATTACTTTAAAGTAATTTTCAAATTGTTCATCTTTACCGAATTTACATCTAGTAACTATTATGTGTTTCATTTTAATCTACTGTTATTACATTTTTATTTTCTTTGGCCACAATATACCCTAGAATTCTTTCTACGGCGTGCATTGTGGATGGCTCTATAATATATCCGGGTTGGGTGTTATTCATTATTTGATTTATAACGTTTTCTGTAAAATATTTTTTTATTATACCATATCTCACCCAAAAAATAGTACCCCCTATAAAATTTTTGTCAAGATATGTGGAGTCCAATCCGAATAAAGGTAATAATTTAACGATATTATTTTTATTAACGGAAGAATTATTATATAATTTATACCCAACCATTCCACAATTATTATCTATTTTAAATTTATTTAAAATTCTATTAACTTTATCCTCATCCATTAAAACTCCCTTCATTAATCCATGAAACCACTGTCTACCGTGACTAATAGATACATCAATACCACTACGTTTTACTCTTAAGGAGGGACTATTGGGTAAACCGATTCCTTTTTTTGTATGAATTTTTAGAACTAAATCAGTATCATTATCGATTACTTTTAAACAATTTAAAAAACCACCAATATCCACTCCTTTGTTTTCAACAAATAATATTACCGCATCACTTTTATATTTTTTTATTTTTTCTATAATATCATTTGTGTAATATCCATTTACTAATGTTATGTATAATTTATACGGATGTTTCAAATTATTTAAATAATTAACAATATCGTTAAACATATCAGGATAGAATAAATGAACACAAACCGCAATCTTCATATTGTGACTTTATTTGTTTTTTTACAAAATTATAACTATATTTACTTATAAATACAGTTCGATATGGAAAAAGTGTTGGTTCTTAATGCGGATTATACTCCTTTGAATGTTACTACAGTATTCAAAGGGTTTAATTTAGTTACCAGAGGTAAAGCCGAGGTTTTGAAATCTTCGGATAATCCATTTTCAGCGGGACATAGAACATTCATTAGACCCTTAATAATTCGTTTACTAAACTATGTCAAATATCGAGTTAGTAATTTAAAAATAAACAGACATCGTTTATTTAAACGTGATGGATATCAATGCACTTACTGTGGAAGTAAGAAAAATTTAACCATTGACCACATTTTACCCAAATCAAGGGGTGGTAGAAATACATGGCAAAACTTAATTACTTGTTGTTCAGGTTGTAATAGAATTAAAGGTGATAAAACACCTGAAGAAGCTAAAATGACAATGATTTTTAGACCTTATGAACCTTCTATATTTTCAGAAGTTATTAACCCTTCCGTTGAAAATCTTTGGAAAGATTTTAAGAAAACATATTTTGGATAAAAAAACAGAAAGGTGTCTCACGACACCTTTACTGCTAGATTTTGGAATATCCCCCTTTCTTTTTAATGGTTTATCCCGAAATGGATGTTACTCCATTTGGTATCTTTAGCTTAATGCTTTTTGTTTCATATCTGTTGCTGCTAATTCCATTTTTTGTTTAACACCACCTAATAAAGGACAAATTACTGAACCTATAGCATTTTCTATTTTTTGTCCTAATTCAGAATCTTCTAACACTTCGACTAAACTGTTTCTTAATAAATCATAAAATTTACCTTCCATACCAGCGGAGTTTTTCATTTTATCTATTGCCTGTTCTGCAATAGATTTAGATAAAACACTTGTTAAAAAGTTACATTCTGTTAATTTTGGTATATCACCAATTTCGACATCACCCAAAGCTTTAACGATTGTTCCACCAATCCAACCATTAGTATCAACACCTAATGTGTCTAATATAAATTTTCCGATACTTTCTTTAAATGTTTGCATAATAGCATCGCCACCATGACCAAATAAACCTTTAATCATATCCCAAAACTGTTCATTAATAATTTCTTGACTGAAACCTTGTTTGTTCAAATAAATCATTTCAAACATTAATTCTTTTGAAAACTTTTTTTGACCCTTTTTTGTTTTAACATTAACATTCTCAGTAATAAGAGCAAATCTGTTTTTAACAATTTTAATTTCAGTTAAGATTGTTTTATTTTTTTGTTCTTTAACTTCTAATAAACTTTCTTTAACAATGTTTTTAAGTTTAAATAAACTTTCAGTTTGTGTAGTACCTGAAGTTTGTGTAGTACTCGTATCATCAGTTAAACCTTTTACAGGTTTAGCCAAACCAAGAGCACTTGATGAGTCATTTTTAATTTTTTCCAATTTACCGTTTGTAATATTAAAATCATTGAAGTTCTTAACTTTAACATCACAACTATTAATCGCCAATTTCCAATTTTTTAGAGTTGCTTTGTCTACTGGTATTTTTTCATTATTTTTACTTTTTTTCCAAAGAGTGAAATAAGTATTAATACCTTTTTTACATGATTTTCTATCACCAAAATTTTTACTTAAAGCAAATGCAGTCATTTCTTGAAATAAGGTATTAGTATCGGCCGATTCGATAGGTTGTACTAACAAATAAGGAGTCCCTGAAAATTCAAGAGGATATTCATCTCTTAAATCTAAAGTTTCATATTTATCTATCTCAGCGGGATTTATTTTGCCTCCTAAATCTTTCCAACCTCTATCCACATAAGTCGCGATTATTTTTTCTTGTTGTGGACTATTTGTTTGTCTTAAACCACCTTTTTCGTATATGATGTAATCAAATTTAAATTGTTCAGGAAATCTATTTTTTAAATTTATTTTTTTCCATTCACCCGTTTTTAATTGGTCTGCAGTAGGTGTCTCTTTTTGGTACGTACCAGGATATTTTGCAATTAAATCATCAACAGACTTCATTTGGTCTGCAGAAATTTGTGGTAGTACTACATCTTTATTTAATGTTGAACACGCCCATTTAAGATTTGATTTAACTAATTTTTTGTCCCTAACAACGTCATATGTATAATCATCTTTAATAAATAAAAAATCACCAATGATATAATTTCCTTTCGGGCTATTTGTTTTGGCAATTCTTCTCATAACTTGTTTACCACCAACAGCAGGACCTGATTTGGCACCTATCAAAAATGGGCATTTATATACATCTCGTCCTTGTATTAAATCAATTTTATTTTGACTAACTTGTTCTTTTAAAATAGTTTTCATAGTAATTATCCTTCGGTTGTATCTGTTTCTTGTTTATTTATTGAAGCGTCTCCTGTTTCGGGTTCATTTGGTTCCCAATTATCATATGGATTTACTTCAGTTTGTTGAGTACTTGTTTGAGTACCACTACATTTTGCAACAATTTTATCATACATTTCTTTAGTTAATGGTAATGAATAACCATTAGCTTTTAATGCGTTTTCAGTTGCTGGACCTAATAAACTGTCATCTTTCGTTCCAAGACATTGTTGTACTTTTCTAATGACCTCACTTTTGCAATATAATCCATAAGGGAAATTATTACATACTTTATACTTTGAAGTACCATTTCCACCCTTTTTTAAAGGTTCACATTTATTTGTCTTAGGGTTTATTATTTGACCTTCAGGACATTTATTTTCTTCTTTTACTTTAAGTAAACTATCTTCAACACAATTTCTTAAAGGTCTATATATTTTTTTCCACTCATCAGGACTATCAATATCACTATCCAAATCTTCATATAAATCACCGTAAGATGTTTTATACTTATCATTTAAAGCACATATATCGGCCGCAGTACCTTCACTTACAGAATTAAAAGCAGAATATAAACTTTCTTCATCAGTTCCTGCGGGTATAAAACCTCCAGTTGAATAATTTATCGCATCATTTATTTTATCGGATAAATCTCTAATTTGAGTGTCTGATAATTTACGTTCCAATTTTTTTATATTTGGATTTGTACTACACATTTGTAAAAGTTCTTTAACCGAATTTGCAGAACCCGTATCTTTTCTAATAATCCAATATGCTAAAGGTAATACCGCCAATCCTACTGCACCACCCAAAACAGCTGCACCACCTGCTAGACCAATACCTAAAGTAGAACCAATTGCCGCCGCTGTAGGTCCAAACGTAGAACCAACCGCAACCGCCACTGGTACACTTTGAGAACCCAATGCAACGGCACCAGCACCTAACGCAGCACCACCACCAACTCCAACCGCAGCGGCTGTTCCATAATCATCTTCCAAAATTTGTTCTTTATTCTCACTTAATGTTTTTGAAGAATCGTATTTCATCATAAGAAGAACTCTTTTAAGTTGTTCTTCCGCTTCTTGTATTTTTTTGTCTTTCATAAGTTATTTTATTTTATATAAATATTTGAGTTTATAATAAAGTATTTGCTTTTCCTCGATTAACTTTTACGCTATCTGACCATTTTGTATTACCAATTTGATTTGCCGGTCCTCTTGTTAAACCTGTTTCCCATTTAGTAACTGAAGGATATTTTGGTTTTGTACCACCTCCTCCACCTGATGGAGTTCCACCTGCAGAATCTTGTTCACCAATTTCCCCATCATTAGTTGATGTGGTAAATTTTGACATTAGATTAATAATATAGTCTAAATCATTTCTCATTTTAATATATTGTTACTGATGGTAGTCTTTCAGGATATATTGCGTAATATTCATTTAAAAACGAAATAACTTCCTCCACCTCAATTTCTTCATCTTCATCCTCATCAATATCGAAAACATCCTCATCAAGGTTTAAATCTTCGTATAAATCCTCAACATTTGTTTTTGTAAATAAAAAACCAAAGTTTTCGGCTTCATTCAAATCTACTTGGTCAACTCTTAACTCGTCATCGTTATCATTATTTGTTTTAAATGTAACTTCTAAAGTATGAAGAGTTTCATTTATATAATAATTAACAATTTCTCTAACTTCCATTTTAATAATTTTTAAATCTTCTGAACATATCCAAAGTCTTATTTACCTGTTCTTTTAAAGGTTCCTTAACTTCTTCTTCCACTTCATCAAATGTAATAACATCAATATCTGAAAAGTCAATATCTTCATCATCAAAAGTACCATGTTCCAAATCATCATCACCATCCCCAATCATATCCAATTGTTCATCGGTTTCACCCTCATCAAAAGATACTTCAGGTTCGAACTTAGTGCCGGAAAAAACGTCTTCATTGATACCCATGTAGGTGTGGTGTTTAACTTCACCTTTATTGTTTACAGTCAAACCTTTTTTATCATTTGCAAAGTCTTGAACGTAAAGTGGTTGAACTTCAGGTTTAATGTATTGTGTAACATAACCATCGTATGGTTTTTTGTGTTGGTCGAGAATGTTTTCTTTCTCTTCTTTTGTGATTCCGAAAAAATATGAGTTCATAATTGTTTTTTCAATAAATATATTGATTCAATAGAATGTTTTAATTATAATTGTTATTATGGAATTAAATATAGACGAATACGCAGAAGGTGCAATCCTACTTGATGGTTTGGAAGATGCAATAATAGGTATTGTTGAAGAATTTGGTAACGGACCTAGAATTTTGTACAGTAAACCTAAAATAATACAAATCTTACGTGAAAAAGATTTGATGACTGAGGAGGAGGCTGAAGAATATTATGATTATAATATCTTGGGGTTATATGCTGGTGAACAAAATGCAGTTTTCTTAGATAGAGAAGTTACCCCAAAAAATGTTGATGGTGAGTGGAAATATATGTTAGTATAAAAACATATAGTTCTCAACTATTTTTGTTGCAAATCTTGGTAAAAACCTCTTAACATTTTCAACACTAACTTCTTTTCCGGTTTTTTCCAAAAAACTTACAGTACCTTGAATCATTAAGTCTCTAGACTTATCCGCATTTTCTAACATTTCGTCATATTGTTCACCTTCTAAATCTTTATATGACATTTCTTCTTCTATTTTTTGTCTTCCAACATATAAATAAGGTGATGCACCAAACATATTTATAATTCCTGAGTTTCTAACCATAATTAGATATTTTTGAAAGAATTTCATTTTAAAATGAACAAAAACATCAATATTCGCTAACATTTTTTTATTAAAATCACTCTCATCATTTTCAATGATGTCTTTTTTCTTAATTTTGTTTAATATTCTTTTTTCAAAATTTTCAACAGTATCCCATTTATCACAACAGTTTAATAACGACAATTTTGAACCATTATCCCATTCAATATTATATTGGTCATCACCAAAAACATTTGATTTATAAATTACCGTTCCTTTTTCACCCATAAGAACAGAACTTTCATTTTCCATATAAAGTAAAACTACTCTATCACCAATTTTTAACTCAGGATTCATTTTGTATTTTACAATAAATATATTCGAAGTATTTATTATCATATGAGTATATCAATTATTATCACAGAGTCACAAAAAAGAACAATTTTGAGTGAATCATTTAAGAATGATTTTGAAACACAAATTAAAAAAAATAATGATTTCATAAAAAAAATTGTTAAAGATTCTTCTGAACAAACGGGGTTGAACTTAGAGTTTATGTTAACTTGGGGTGCAGTAATTGGAGGATTTATGAGACCAATTAATGATTTTGTCCAAGGAATATATCCTGAAATGTCAGATATTGAATTGAGTTTGGTATTAACAGGTATAATAGCAATTCATTTCATTGATAATAAAAAAACTGTTGGGAGTATTTTAGAAACCATTAAAGAAAAAGGATTATATAATATTTTCAAAAAGATTCTATCAAAAAGTAATGAATTAAAAAGAGTTTTTATCGGTTTTATCCAAAGTTTGGGAATTACCTTTCATAAAGTAACAAATATTTTAAGTTACGCATTCATTATTCCTATTTTACCAATGTTATATGAAATCGCAACGGACGGAGAACTGAATAATAAAGACATTCAAGAGATTGTTAAAAGATTAGGGACTTTCACAGTTTTAACGGTATCTGGGATTATTGTTAAAGAATTAATAACCAAATTGTTAAAAAGATTCAACAAAACAGTATCTGATTAAATTCATTTACTACTATTATAAGTACTTATAATTGTTTTTATTACCGTGTTTTTATCTTTTTCATTTAATGTATGTATATCACTATGGGTATCAAACCAATTCAGCACAACCTCTTCAAAAGGTTTTTTTCTAAGTTTCGATAGTCGTTTAAACCCTTTAATTTGGGCAGAAATTTCATGAGATTGTGTGTAGTATTTTAATGGGTCTTTAATTTCCTCAATATCATCATCAATTTCATATTCACCACGATGTGATTGTAAAATATGTTCGATTTCATGTGCAACAATTTCATTCAATTCCCCAACCAAATCATATAATTGTTTTTCTATTAAATTAGGATTGTATTCAACACCAATCTCAATTATATCCACACTACTTACAGAATACGCTTCAGTATTAAAATTTTTTATATCATTGTTTTGAACTAAGTAAAGTTCTACTCTGAAATCAACAGGTGAATTTGTAAAACTATATTCATCACCATCAATTGGTAAATTAAACTCACCCTCTTCATTGTCTTTTATTATTTTTATAATGTCTTTAACAACAGTTCTGATTGCAATTCTACTCATTTTTGACTCTGTTAATTGTTTATTATCTGAAACATCAAGTACTAATTCATCTATAGTAATCCTAACATCAGTATCAAAAAATTTAAATGTATCATAAAGATATGACCCTAAGTGTTGTTTAAAATACCAAAGTTCTTTTTCACCAAAATTTTCTAAATTAGGTATTAAACCCAGAATTAACCTAGATATATCATTATTTACCTCTACAATAGTTATTTTCAACGACAAATAATCATACCATTCACCAACACTAATCATTTTTTTTGACTTCAGAACCTCGACTTTGAAATCTATGTCAGCATTCATTTCTACCCCATGTATTATAGGACCATTATATTTCAATACTCTATCTTTAAAGTATTTGTTTACAATTTTTAATAAATTTTCTTTCACCACATTGATAAATACTTTGATTTTTTGTAATTAAATTATTATATTTGAATTTATGGAATTACTAAGTACGTTTATTTGTAAAAACAGTGAACTTGGAGTTCACGGCAACATGTTTGGCGGAGCAATGTTAGCGCTAATTGATGAAACCGCAGCTGCATACGCTTCTCAAGTTTGTGATACTCCCAAAGTGGTCACAATAAAAATTGAAGAGTTAATATTCAAAAGTCCTGTAAAGTTGGGAAACTTGTTAAAAGTATATGGTAAAGTTTTGAAATTTGGAAGAACTTCTTTAACTTTATACATTGAAGTTAGAAAACATAATGTACACACAGGATTACAAGATGTTGTTACTCACACAAACATAACTTTTGTTAAAATTGATGATGATGGAAATTCAATACCTATTTCTGATAGAGTAAAAGTTCGTTACCACGAACGTGTAAAGATATATGGTAAAGGATTATTAACACCTGAAGAATTAGAAAAAGAAAGGAAAAAATAAGATATGAACAGAAAATTTGATTTCAAAGACATCACACTTGTTCCGGAAGTGTTAAGTTCTATTTATAGTAGAACAAGTTGTTCGATTTTGAACGACAAAGGAACTTTACCTATTATGGTATCACCAATGGATACTGTTGTTAGTGAAGAAAATTATGAATTATTTATAAATCAAGGATTTGATGTTTGTTTACCAAGATGTGAATATTCAGATTCAAAAAATATTTTCATTTCAATATCGTTAGATGAATTTGAGGAATACATCACTTATTTTGATGATTTTGAAGTAGATAAATCACCTAAAAGAATATTGGTAGATATTGCGAATGGTCATATGAAGAAACTTTATGATTTGTCCAAAACTTTTTTGTCCAAAACTAAAGGTACTAATTATGAATTAATGGTTGGTAATATTGCAAATCCTAAAACATATCAAAAATTCGCAGAAATAGGTGTTCATTATATAAGAGTGGGTATTGGCGGAGGTAGTGGTTGCTTAACATCGGCAAATACAGGTATTCACTATCCTATGGCATCACTAATTAATGAATGTTTTGTCATTAAAAAACAAAATGGATATCAAACTAAAATAGTTGCTGACGGAGGTTTCAGAAACTATGACGATATTATTAAAGCATTAGCGTTAGGTGCTGATTATGTAATGTTGGGTGGAGTATTAAATAAAACATTAGAATCATCTTCAGAAACTGAATTGTTTAAATTATTTCCAATTTCAGAAAACACATCTATTTATTTGTGGAACGAGTTCCCATTTTTGAGAAAGCACTTTTACAAGAAATTCAGGGGTATGAGTACCAAAGAAGTACAGAAAAAATGGGGAAAAAGTAAATTAACAACATCTGAAGGAATTACAAAGTATAATAAAGTTGAATATACATTATCTTCTTGGACTGAAAATTTAAAAGATTATTTACGTTCAGCGATGTCATACACAAATTCAACAACTTTAGAAGAATTTAAAGAATCTGAACATGTTTTTATTAGTCAAAACGCACTTAATAGATTTCATAAGTAAATTATATACGAAACTATTTTTATTTTGTGTAAAATATGAGTGGATTTTCAGAACAATTACCTAAAAGTAATTTCAACTTTTAAATCTCCATTACCCTTAATTACTCGGTGGTAAACACCTTTAGGTATAAAATATTCTTTACCTTCAGTTAGTGATTTTGGCATCTGATTGTCCATTTGAATTTTCCAATTGTTACTTTGGATTACTTTTACACTTCTATCTTCATTATCGAAATGCCATTTTAATTCATCAGACTTAGTATTTTCAGAAAAAACTCTCGTTCTGGCGTTTCCATTAACTTTTTCTTTGAAGGGTAGTTTTTCTTCATCTAATTTAAACAAAGGTCTTTTGTTGTAAGATATTAAATAATCACTATAATTTTCACCAAATAAAGATAATCCAACTTCAATCTCATCTTGTATCATATACTCAAGATATCTTTCATCTTTGGTTCTTTGATTTGGGATTTTTCTTGTTGTTGGTGTTGTATCTATAAAAATTTGTCCAATTGTTTCTGAAGGTGATTTAAACCCATATACAGATATATCGGTCAATCCAAATTCTTTCAATCTTGGTAAAGAATATTCTTTCAAATATTTGTCTAAACGTTGTTTTAGTTTCATAAATTATGATGGAATATATTAATTTTATCTCTTTCCATATTAAAAAAATTTGTAAGTCCTGTTATGATATCATGTTCAATTTCTTCCTCTTGTTCATATTCCGTACCATCAACATAAACAATAATTTCACATAAACCATTTCGAGTATCATAAATAACATCAAATGAATCTATCTCAGGGTGATATGGTTTAACCATTTCACCCAATAATTTTAATATTGCTCTTTCTTCCATAATTTACCAACTTCTTGAACTTTTTAAACCTAATTTTTTTGCATATCTACCAACAGAACAACTCCAATAACCAGCAGTAGTTCTATCTTTCTTTTGGTCACATTTATGACGAGCTCTAAATGATTTTGCAGCTTTTGGATTTCTATTTCTAACTTTTAAATTTGGGTCACCAAATGTTACTTTTTTAATAGTACCTTTAGGTGTTTTCACATAAACGGCAAACTTTTTAGGACCACCAGGTGTTCTGAATGGACTATTTAATTTAACATTTTTACCACGGTGTTTTGCTTCAGTCAAAACATCTTCTAAATCATTCTCATAAATTGGAGCATCCAACCAAACAATATCACCATTATTTAATTTAACTCTTTTTCCTAAATCACTTTCAACAATCCAAGTATCGTCATCATTAAGTCTTATTAAATTACGGTTATATAGGTCTCTAACTTCGTTTATTAATTTAAAATATCCGTCAGAGTATATTCTAAAAACATTTTCAGATAAACTTATATTATTATCTAAATGATATTCTAATTCTTCTGAAATTTCAACATTTTCAGTCAGTTTCATTGGGGGATTAACCAATTCTAATAAACTTTCTCTTATTATATTTTTTATTTTTTTGTTCATAATTTCGTTTTTTAAATAAATATTCGTATCTTTGTGTTATGAACAAAGAACTTTATTTATTAAGAGGATTACCAGGTTCTGGTAAAAGTACATTAGCAAAATCATTAGTCGGTGACAAAGATTATTGTCATAAGGAAGCTGATATGTATTTCATTGATAGAGAAGGTAATTACAAATTTAATTCGTCTCAGATAAAGGATGCACATAAATGGTGTCAAGAAGAAATTGAATTTGTGATGAAATATGAACACCCTCGGGTTGTGGTTTCAAACACTTTTACTCAAGAATGGGAAATACTACCATATTATGAATTAGCCGCAAAGTATGGATACAAAGTTTATTCTCTAATTGTTGAAAACCGACATGGGGGTGTTAACGAACATGGTGTTCCTGAAGATAAATTAACTCAAATGAAAAACAGATTTGAAATTCGATTATGAAAACAATATTATCATTATTATTAATCCTTGGTAGGATTATTGTTACTATTAAAGTAATAATTTTCTTATTTGATTCTAGAAATGGTTTCAGTTCAAATTTAATTGATGTTGCTGTTTGGTGGATTTTGTTTCTTGTTTTTGATATTTGGTTACAGATTATACTACCATCTCAAAAAGAAGAGTAAATCTAATTATCAGAAGTTTTTTGTGATAAAAAAGATAACCCAAAGAAAAGAACCGAAACAAAGTACAAAATTAAGTTTGCTTTCCACAAATTTCCTGTTAAACATACAAGTTGATATTGCACGATATCGAATCCAAATGGATTGAAAAACATTGCAAGCATCAAAAACTTCACGGATAAGTTTTTTGTAAAAAAATCTACTATTTTTTGTTTTACTATCACCATCGTCCATATATTTCTGTTAAAAAGTTTATTTACATCTCTTAAATTGAGGGTAATTTTATTATAAATACACCTGTAAGTGAATATTTATTGGTAAATGGATATTTATAATTAAAAACATTTTATTATGCCTAAATATATTATAAACGAGAAAAAACTTCGTCAATCTATACGAGAATACATTTTGGAACAAAGTAATGTTGAACCAAAAGAAGAGAAACAGAGATGTGTTGCTGGAAATATAATTTCTTTAGACGAGATAGTTGGTCCTTCTAAAGAATTTCAAAACTACACAAGTAATTTAACTAAAAGAGATGGTGGTATAAACGGAATTGTTGACACATTGGATATGTTAAAAACAATTAGATTACATCCTGATATTAAAGACGGTGGTGAACATTTATCTTACGGTTTAATGAATCATTTAAACAAATTCAGAAATAAAAATTACTTTGATGAGACTAATAGTGGTTGTTTAAAGGCTATGGATAAAGTAATCGAATTGTATAAAGAGAATGAACATGGTGAAGAATTAGTTAGGGATATTGAAAAAGTATTAAAACACAATGACCCGTCACCAAGAGCAAAAGAGTACTTAAAAAGATGTTTAATTTTAATAAAAGAAAAATAATTATGGAAAAAAGATTATCTGAAGAACTAAATCAAATTTTATATTTGACAAATTATAAAAAAGGTGTTGTTATAAGTGAACAAGCCTTACCTCAAAAATACTTCTCATTAATTGGGAACAAGTTAACTATTCAGAATTCAAAACTTTATTTATATGATAAAGATGGTGAAATGACCCCATTAAATGGTGTTGTATCAGAATTCAAAGTAAACCCAAAAACAAATGAGATTGTTGACGGTGATTTTATTAAAAATCAAGGAATTGTTTCTGAAAACTTCAATAATATTGTTCGTTCAAGTCTATCCCCGATACAAATTAACGCAAAATTCAAATTTGTTGGTATAGACCCTAAAGACAATAATGTTAGGGTATTTACTGGTGATATTGCTGAAATGGATATTACTGTATTAGAAAATGATAAGTCATTTAAAAAATCAACAGACGGTCTTATATCTCCAAACACATTTGTGAAAAAAGGTAAAAATGGTTTATTTATTAGACTTTACCCTGGTGGAAAACCTTTACCACTTAGTGCATAAATTAAAAAACAAATATACCGATTACTTTTTCATCATAAAAAGAATCAAATGAAAAAATCGTAAAATATTTATTGTTTTTAGGATTTTTTCTATGAATTTCCTTTGTTTTATAAGTTGATACTTTTGTTCTCTTATCCAAAGTGAGAGAGTAAGAAGTGTAATCACAAGTATCTAATAACCCTAGAGACGCCGCTTTATCCATAGATATCAATTCATATTCTTTAATATCGATATGGAAAACATCGATGAGTTTTGATATCAGTACTGAGTCTTTTTCAATAAGAGATTTACCATCATAAAAATACCCACCAACAGGTAATGATTCATTTTGTCCGAATAGTAGTTTTGAAAAAACAATCAAAACTAACAATATAAGTATTCTTTTCATAATTCTGTTTATTTAGTAATACAAAGATACTCTTTTTTTCCAAACTAACAAAATTTTTTTCAAAAAAAAATGTACAAATATATTTATAGAAAAAAGTGTTAAAAAATGGCAAAATCTAAATCAACAAGTAATGAAAAAATAATTATGGAAAAAAGATTATCTGAAGAACTAAATCAAATTTTATATAACTCCACCGAAAAACCCACAAATCTTTAGTTTGTGGGATGAAAGGTGGTTTTAGTTATATGACTCCTTTCTTTTTCAAACAATTGTATAATTATAGTAATAAAATAACAAAGATGAAATTCACGTCAATATTAAAAAAAGTCATTTTAGAACAATCAAGATTTGAATTGGTTTACAATCGTTTTTTGACAAAAGAATATGGTAGTGTTGAACCTATTGAGTCCGATGATAAAATTTCATTTATGAAAAATGGTGATGAAGTTTTCACTTATTATAAAAAATTAAAAAGACCTACACTGAGTCACCATGTTAGTGGGTTTTTACGTAATATTTTTGGGTTTAATTTTGATGACACTGAAGATATCTTTGATAAGTGGTTTTCAAAACATTTCAACTTGGAAGTTGATTTTAATAGAAAAGATTATATAAGGAATTATATTAAAAATCAAAAATTAAAAATTAAAACTTATAATCAATTTTTTGGTCTTAAAAAACCGAAAAATTGGGGTAAAGGTGATGATATAACTGTTGACACTATTAAAGACCAAATTGTTGGTGATTTAACCGATGGGTATGATTTATCAGGTATCAATAAAGAGGTTGTGAAACATGGTGTTGATAGATTTGCTCAAAAGTGGTATAATGATGTTAGAGATTTAGATTATGATTCCGCAATTTATAAAACAAATTATATTAGTGAGACTGATGATTGGGATGAATTTTTGGGTGAAATAGGGATTTAACAGTACAACCGATGTAATTGATACAACAAGTGAATAAACTCCTCCAACTCCTTAAAGTAGAAATTGGAGGATTTTTTCTTTAATTCCTGATTGTTTAATACCTTCGTTACCATTTGGTGTTAGAACAAAATTATCCAATCCCCATTCGTGTTCAAATTCCATACCATTAACTTTACCTGTTTTACCCATATTAAGGTCATCAATTGCAACCCAATGAGTAATTTCAGGATGATTTTGTAGGTACTGTTTGATTTCAATAGACCTAGTTTGTTCTAAATCCCATTGACGAGACCACGGAAATGTATCTTTATCGTAATTGGTACATTCACCTAGATTTGGTGTAAAATCAATAGGTTTATTAATAATACCTTGAGACTCGTAATATTCTCCCATCTCATGAACATTAGCCCAACGTTTCCAGTCTGATGATACAACAATTTCAGCACCCGTTTCTTCTAAAATTTCATTTAAAACTTTGATTGCCTTTTTGTTGAAATTATCAAAACGGTATTCGATAGGAATCTCTAAGTTAGTCGTAGATAATTTACGACCACCCCACTTCTTCTGTTTATTAAAACGACCACCCCATTCTGAGGATAGACAGATAACACCATCATGGTCTAAAAAAATTATTTTCATACTATTTTCCATATACTTTGTAAAACTTTTCTTGTTTTTTTAGCGTCCTCAACATTACCAATAACCACACCATTTTTAATTGTAAAAACATGACCTCTTACTGAAACCAAAAATGTTCCAATCGGATTATCTTTGATGAATTTTCCAACAGTCAAAGCTCTTTTTATTTTTTTATTCTTAATCTTAACATCGTAGTATAGCGAATAAAACTTACCAACAAGATTGAATTTTTTACCGTTAATTACTTCATTTTTTTTAACCAAGATTTCCAATTTTACTACAAAATTATGAACACCATCTCTGTGTTTTCTTTTCAACACTTTCTCACAATATGTATGAGATTCATCATATGGTATATCAAATGATGATGCAAATGCTCTTACCACACAATCATTTCGTTCTCCTTTAGCAATTACAGATTCTTGATATCCTTTAATTGCTTCGTTCGTTTTACAATAAGGTAGTTTCATATCCATGATACAAAGATACAAAAAAAATATGAAATAAAAAAACCCCCATTGTAAAAAAATGGGGGTTTAACATTAATTTTTATTAACTTCCTCAAATTCGACATCTGAACCATCAAAACCCGTATCTGTCGTTGTTTGATTATAAAGGTCTTGACTAATTTTTTGGAACTTCAAGTTAATTTCATCTAGTTTTGTTCGGATAGATTCAATATCCCTACCACTTATTGATTTTTTTAATTCTTCAATACCATTTACAACCTCACTTTTTTGTTCCTCGGACAATTTATCGTCCAAGTCTTTTAATGATTTTTCCATTTGAAATACTGTTGAATCGGCAGTATTGATTAACTCAGCTTCTTCTTTGAATTTCTTATCCGATTCTGCATTCAACTCAGCATCTTTTTTCATTTTTTCAATATCTTCTTTTGAAAGTCCTGAAGATGACTCAATTCTAATTTCTTGTTTTTTATTAGTCCCTTTATCAAGTGCCGAAACTTGAATAATACCATTTGCATCAATATCAAATGTAACTTCAATTTGTGGAATACCTCTCATTGAAGGGGGAATACCATCTAAATGGAATCGACCAATTGTTTTATTGTCTTTTGCCATACTTCTTTCTCCTTGGAGAACGTGAATTTCAACTGATGGTTGGTTATCTACTGCGGTAGAGAAAACTTGAGATTTTTTAGTTGGGATTGTGGTATTTGATTCAATTAATTTTGTAAATACACCACCCATAGTTTCAATTCCTAATGATAAAGGAGTAACATCAAGTAACAATACATCTTTTACATCACCACCCAATACACCACCTTGAATCGCGGCACCTAATGCCACAACCTCATCAGGATTTACACCTTTTGAAGGTTCTTTTCCGAAATATTTTTTAACCGCTTCCTGAATTGCGGGAATACGTGTTGAACCTCCAACCAAAATAATTTCATCAATTTGGTCAGGATTTAATTTTGCATTTCTTAATGCCGATTTACAAGGTTCAATTGTTCTTTCAACCAATTTTTCAATTAATTGTTCAAACTTAGCTTTAGTCAAATTTCTAACCAAATGTTTTGGTACACCATCCACCGGCATTAAATAAGGTAAATTAATCTCAGTTGATGGAGTTGATGACAATTCAATTTTAGCCTTCTCAGAGGATTCTTTTAATCGTTGTAGCGCCATTGAATCTTTTGACACATCAACGCCATTTTCATCTTTAAATTCTTTCACCAACCAATCAATAATCACCTGGTCGAAGTCATCACCACCAAGATGTGTATCACCATCAGTTGATAATACTTCAAATACACCATCACCCAATTCTAATACAGATACGTCATGTGTGCCACCACCACAGTCGAACACAACAACAATCATATCTTTATCTTTTTTATCTAACCCATACGCTAATGCCGCAGCGGTTGGTTCATTAATAATTCGTCTAACATTTAGACCTGCAATTTCACCTGCTTCTTTTGTTGCCTGTCTTTGAGCATCATTAAAATACGCAGGAACTGTAATAACCGCATCAGTCACAGTTTCACCTAAATAATCTTCAGCGGTTTGTTTCATTTTTTGTAGTACCGCAGCAGATATCTCCTGTGGTGTAAATGTTCTACCATCAATATCCACTCTTGGTGTGTCATTATCACCCTTAACTACTTTATAAGGAACTCTACCAACCTCATTGATTGATTCTGAATACTTAGACCCCATAAATCGTTTTATGGAATAAACCGTTTTTGTTGGATTCGTGACCGCTTGTCGTTTAGCAGAGTCACCTACTTTTCTTTCACCATCTTTAATGAATCCTACGATAGATGGAGTTGTTCTTTTGCCTTCATTATTTGTAATTACAGTAGGTCCACTACTTTCCATAACTGCAACACATGAATTTGTGGTACCTAAATCCACGCCTATTATTTTTCCCATGTTTTTAATTTTTTTTGTTTAGTTTATTTTTTTTAAATTTAGTTAATTTATTTTATGGAATCAAGTCCGAAACAAATATTGTTAAAAACCATACCAAATTAATAATACAGACATTTTGTCATTAAATTTGAAAAAATGTCAGATTAATATGACATTTTTTCATTTTGATTTTTATTTTTTTATTTGTAACTTTGTGAAATGGATAATAAGAAAAAAAATACTAATATTGCACCCTTAACAAAGTGGGAGGTGATATACGAAGATGAAAATACCTTGGATATTTGGAGATATGATATCAAAGTAAGTCGTATTAATCCATATGAGGTTGAAATACTATATAAAAATGATAAGAATGACAGAGCAAAAATTGCAAGAATGAACAAAAAGTGATATTTATCATAATATGAAAATGATTTCTGTTCTTGGTCAACGAATCGATAAACAATATTTGTTATCAAAACTATATGAAATGGGTTTTGATGAAGAAAGTGCTGAAGATGAATTAGAGTACTTGATTGATTATTTATATGAACTACCTGACCTTATTGATTTATATAGAATAATCTCTGTCGATAATAAAAAAGATATTGATATAAAAAAACCGGGCTCACATTACTCAACATCAAAAAAAGATTTATTAAAATCTTACTCTTTTTGTACAGGTTGTGGTGATGAAATCTATCTACTAACAGTAGAATCACCAAAAGAATTGATTGATATATCACAAACTTTGGCAAATAGGATACTTTATCCAAATGAACAAGAGATAACCTTAAAAAATAAAGGTAGTGGGGTTAACACGGTCTCAATTAAAAAAATCAAACGTTAGAATTAATTTTCTTTTGATGCGTATTTTACACCCATAATAGTTCCGATAATACTAAATGCGTTGGTTAATAAAATACCAAGCATGTTTGACCATGTTGACCCAATAATCTGAGTGTCTTTGTTCATATATAAAGAAATCATATACATGATTGTTGTAATCACCCCAACAGTTATAATAACACCTAAAGAAACTTTAACGATAACACTAATCAATTCTGTTTGACTTTTTTTCTGTAACAAATCCAAATCATTCATCGCAACATGTTTTGCATTTTCAGCCTCAATACGTGCTTGTTCTGATTTAATCATTGATTCTCGTAACTCCTGACCAATTCTTTGGTTGTCTTCTTTCCAAGAGGTTAGTTCTCGGTTTTGTAATTCAATCTGAGATTTGGATTCCTCAACACTCGTTAAAGTGTTTTGTAATTCAGTCATTATTCTTTGATTCTCTAAGTTTAATTCAGAAAGTTCTTTATTTTGGATTTGGACTTGTTTTGTTATTTCTAATCTTCTTCTTCTTATTTCTTTATCTTTTGAAATACAGAAATCAAGATACTCTTTGAATTCAATATTATCATCAGCGTCAATTACTTTAGCAATATTACCCTCAAGGGCGATATTTTTTGACTTATTTAAATCAATTAATTGTTGTTGACTATTTTTATCAAATACTATCATTTATATATTTTAAATGGTGCGGTTCTATTTTTGTAACTTTCGTAATCTTGTCTAAACTCATCTAACCTTGGTTCAATGTCATCCGATTTTATAATCCAAAATTGAGCACCCGCCTGTAGAGCTTTTGCTTGTTCTTCAGGTTCATCTGAAGATGAAATAATCCCAATAACTACATTGTTCCCGTATTCAAAATTTATTTTTCTTATTAACTCAATACCATCAAAGGAAGAACCAATAATATTTAAATCAACGAATACACATTCAGGTCTATCACTATTATCCCCAGTTAACCATCGTTTAAATAGTTTCGCCGCTTCATCCGAACTGTTTAAAGATTTTAGTGAAAGACTAATATCCAATAACGAACACGCATCTTCGAATACTAAATGGAATAAATCTTCATCATCCACTAATAAAATTGAATCAATCATTTTTTTGTTTTTTTACTTTTTTATGTTTATTTTAATTTTAGTTCCGACTTCATTTTTTTCACAGGTAATTTTAAACCCATGTTCTTCCAAAATTGCAACACAAATATTCAACCCCAATCCACTACCTGATTCTTTTTGACCTTCTTTTCTTGTGTAAGGTTTTGATAAATGGTCAAAGTCTTCTTGAGTAATTCCTCTACCATTGTCTTGGATATATATGGATTCTTCATCTGAATATATTTTAACAAATTTGGTTTCTGAGTCATTATATTTTAACCCATTTCTGATTAAATTGTCCACTGCGGTGCAGAATAGAGCTTCGTTAACATCAATAGTTGGTAAATCTTCGATAATCACCTGACTAATATATGCAGTTGATGACAAGTAATCGTTTAAAATAGTTTTTAAATTACATTCTGTTTTATTTAAAACAACGTCTTTCTTAACTAAATTAGTAAACTCATACACTCCTTTATAAACTTTTTGAGAATGTTTTAAACCTTCTTTAATCATTTTAAGAGGTGATTCAATCTTTAATGATTCGATATCTTCAGGTTTTAATCTACGTTCTAAAGAATTAAGTCCTCTTGGCATGTAAGTATTAATCCCTGAGTGCATATCGTGTCTTAATATTTTGGCGGCATGTTCTAAATACGTATTTTTCTTTTCAATCTCTTTCTTTTGTTCATAAGAATTGGTGATGTCTGTTGCGATTTTCATAACACGATAAATCTTACCATCAGTACCAATAATAGGATTGTAAGTTGCCTGTAAATAAACTAACGACCCATCTTTTTTGACTCTAACAATTTCACCTGAAAACAATACGCCCTCATTTAATTTTTCCCAAAAAATACGATATTCATCGCTTTTTGAATACTCTTCATCTATAAAAATTCTATGATGTTTTCCAGATATCTTATCTTGTAAAGAATAACCCATAGTATTTAAAAACAATTCATTAGCGAAAATAATGTTTCCTTGTAAATCGAACTCAATAACCGCATTAGATTTATTTATGGCGTTCATTCTATTACGAATCTCCGCTTCTTTTTTCTTTAATTCGGTAACGTCTTGTCTAATTGATGAAAACCCTACCAACTTATTATTTTTATCAAATTTTGCTTTAATGTATGTATCAACATAATACAATTCACCTGATTTTGTTTTATTGGTAACAACATCATTCCATATTTCACCGTTCATTACCGTCTTATACATCTTACCCCAATAACCGTCAGGTTGTAATCCCGAATTAACGATAATATGGTCCTTACCTATTACTTCATCTAATGACCATCCAGAAACTTCCTCAAATTTTTTATTAACATACGTTATTTTACCGTTTTTATCTGCAACTGAAACAATTGCTGCAGTATCAATAAACTCCTCACTCTCTTTTATTGTTTTTAATAAATCACTTTTTAGTTCAGCGGTTTGTGATTTCATTAAAAAATAAAATATTGGTATAAATAAAACTATACAAAGGTATTCAACAATACGAGTTAATTGAGTTGGTTCAAACATTCCAATTAATATTGCGGTTTTAAGGATAAAAAAAACCGACATAATGATGATTGAAAAAAGTAAATAGTGTTTTGATTCTTTATTCATATTCATAAATACTTCTTTATTCATTTAAGTTTATATTTATAATGAAAAACATTATGATTAAATTAGGTTCAAACGGAGATGTTGTTAAACAAATCCAACAAAAATTAGGAATTTCTGCAGATGGTAACTTCGGTCCCGGTACTGAAAAATCCGTAAAAGAATGGCAAACAAAAAATGGATTAACTGCTGATGGTATTGTTGGTTCTTCAACTTTGGAAAAAATGGGAATCACTTCAGTTATTAAGGAGAATATAATTATTCCTTCAGGTGGTTCGTTAAATCTTGAGAAATTAAAGGGACATATCCCTGACTCAGTAATTGCACAAATCCCCGATACCTGTGCAAAATTTAACATCACAACACCACTTAGATTGGCACACTTTTTAGC